AAACTCGACGGGCACGTTGTTGACGCCGTCGATTCAGTCTCCAGCGGCAAGGACTACCCCACCGCCGAAGCCGCCCATGAAGCCCTGTCGGTAGCACTGCTGACGCTGGCACGGAGGTAATCGGTGACCCGCAAGAAAGCACAGCCTGACACAACATCAGCATACGAGCAGCACAAAGATCGAGCTCGCGAACGGCAGGCTGGGCAGTCGCGGGCGGGGAGGGACATCGGCGATATTCCACCGGTGGCGAACCCCGAGCGACGGGCGGCGTGCGAGCGTGATTTTCGTGCCTTCTGCGAGTCCTACTTCGCCCCTTCGTTCTCACTGGCATGGTCAAAGGACCATCTCACAGTCATTGCCCGCATCGAGCAAGCCGTTTTGCACGGTGGGCTGTTCGCCCTGGCAATGCCTCGCGGGTCGGGAAAGACGACGCTCTGCGAGTGTGCCTGTATCTGGGCCGTGCTGTGTGGGCATCGTTGCTTCGTGGCGTTGATTGGTGCCGAGTCGAAACACGCCTCGGAAATGCTCGAATCCATCAAAACCGAGTTGGAAACCAACGATCTGTTGGTGGAGGATTTCCCCGAGGTCTGCTACCCGATCGCACGCCTTGAGGGGATCGCAAACAGATGCAAGGGGCAGACGTGCGGGGGCGAGCAGACCCGCATCACCTGGACCCAGGATCAGGTTATCTTACCGACGATCGCGGGCAGCAAGGCCAGCGGCTCGATTCTCAAGGTGGCCGGCATCACGGGACGAATCCGTGGCCTGAAACACAAGCGGGCGGACGGCACGCCGATCCGGCCCGACCTGGCAATCATCGACGACCCGCAGACGGACGAATCGGCCCGGTCGAAATCGCAATGCCAGGCGAGGGAGGCGATCCTCGCTGGTGCGATCCTCGGCCTCGCCGGGCCGGGCAAGCGGATCGCCGGCGTGATGCCCTGCACCGTCGTCGCACCCGGAGACATGGCCGACAGCATCCTCGACCGCACGAAGCACCCCGAATGGATGGGCGAGCGGATGAGGTTCGTGTACCGCTGGCCGGATCGCGACGACCTCTGGCAGCAGTACGGCGAACTCCGGGCGGACGGGTTCCGGGCCGAGGACGACGGGGCGGCGGCGACGGAGTTCTACCGGCAGAACCGCGAGGAGATGGATCGCGGCTCTCAGGTCGCGTGGCCGGTGCGCTTCAAGCCGAACGAGTTGTCGGCGATCCAGTCGGCGTTTAACATCCGCTTGCAGAACGAAGCGGCGTTCATGGCCGAGTACCAGAACGACCCGCTCCCGCTCGTCTCCGACGAGATCGTGGAACTCACGGCGGATCAGATTTCCAGCAAAACCAACGGCATCGAACGCGGCACGGTTCCCATGCCGGCTGTTCGCCTCACGGGCATGATCGACGTGCAGGGTTCGGCGTTGTTCTGGCTCGTCGCGGCGTGGGAGGACGACTTCACCGGCTACGTCGTGGACTACGGCTGCTACCCGGATCAGGGGCGATCCTACTTCACGCTGCGGGACGCGCAAAAGACCCTGAAAGACGCCCACCCCGGCGGACTGGAAGCCGCCATCTTCGCCGGCCTGACCCGGCTCGTCGATCAGCTGGCAAGCAAGCCCTGGCCCCAGGACGGCGGGTCGCAACTCTCGATCGAGCGGCTGTTCATCGACGCCAACTGGGGCGACAGCACCGACGTCGTCTATCAGTTCTGCCGGCAGTCGAAGCACGCGGCAATCCTAACTCCGTCGCACGGCCGAGGTATTGGCGCTGGAAACGCCCCGATGCGGGACTGGCAGAAGAAGCCGGGCGAGCGGCACGGAACCAACTGGCGGATCAGCCAGGCCCAGGGCCGGGCCGTCCGGCACTGCACGTTCGACGCGAACTTCTGGAAGTCGTTCCTGCACGCGCGGCTGGCTGTTGGGATCGGCGGCCGGGGATGCCTGTCTCTCCCCGGCGACAGTCCGGCCCGGCACCGACTGATTGCCGACCATTTGGCGGCCGAATACCGCGTCCGCACCGAGGGGCGAGGCCGGACGGTTGACGAGTGGAAACTCAGGCCGGATCGCCCCGATAACCACTGGCTCGATTGTCTCGTCGGATCGGCCGTCGCGGCGGCAATCCAGGGATGCACGCTCCCCGAGATGCAACAGGCGACGACCGCGAAGAAGCGTGTCAAGTTCTCCGAGATCCAGCGGCAGCGGAGGGGCACGCGATGACCGACGAGGACGCCCAGGACGCCCAGGGCCACGCGAAAGAGATCCCCGCTCGCGGGATCGAGTGCCCCGAGTGCGGCTGTCGCCAGTTCCGCACGATCTACACCCGCCAGCGCACCAGGCACATCCAACGCCGTCGCGAATGTCGGCACTGTCAGAAGCGGATCACAACGTCGGAGCGAATCGCTGGAAGGTGATGTCTACGGGTAGACATCAAATGGAATCTACAAGTCTTTTCTATCCTTATTATCACGTCTAATAGTGTAGCATTGCATTGACAGGCGGAAATTTCGCCACAAGGCAATGGGTTGCACGCCATGTTTCCCGAAACCCCAATCGACAATCTCTACGACGACCAGGGCGTTGCCCTGATGCCGCTCGCGACGTATCTCCGAGACTCAACCGGATCGGGAGCAGTCACGCGATATTCGGACGCACGAAGAATTCGACGTGATGCGGCGGCAGTCATCCTCGGGCTTGAGGTGGGGGCATACACAGGCACCGAGTATGACTTCTGGTGTGATGTTTACGTCCAAACTCGCATCGGAAATGTCTGGTACGACGTCAAGCGGTTTACCCGCATCAACTACACCCGCATCAACTTCAACTACGCCGACAAGATCGCGGCCGGAGTCGATATTTCCGAGTACAAGGCGGAAACATCGGACCTCCAGGGAGGCGACAAGTTCCGCCTCATTGGCGACGAGTGGCGAGTCAAGTGGGTGATTAGCGATTCCGAGCCAGGTGCGTCTCTCGAATTCGCAGTGACCATCATTCCTGTCGGTTGAGAGGTGCAGCGATGGCCGACGACCTCGAAGACGAAATCACTGATAACGCCAGCGGCCCCAAACGGGTCAAGGGCGACATGGGCGAGGTCGAGCAGCACTCGCTCAAGGATCAGATCGCGGCCGACCAGTACCTTGCAGCCAAGGCAGCGGCTCGAACTCGTAAGCGTGGATTGCGGTTCACAAAACTGGTTCCTCCGGGGGCCGACTAAATGTTCTCCTGGTTGTGGCGTGCATTGGGATTGCGTGCGGGCCGTTCGCAAAGGCGGGCGGGCCGCTCCATCCACGCACGCTACGACGCGGCCCAGACTACCAGCGACAATCGCCGGCACTGGTCTGCAGCTGACGCCCTGTCTGCCGTTTCCGCACACGATCCGGCAACACGTCGGACGCTCCGAAACCGGGCACGGTACGAGGTCGCGAACAACAGCTACGCCAGGGGCATTGTCAACACGCTCGCGAATGACGTGATTGGGACAGGGCCACGGCTGCAAATGCTGACGGCGAATCCCGACGTAAACCAGCGGATCGAGACGGCGTTCCTGGGCTGGGCCAAGGCCGTCAAGCTCGCCGAAAAGTTGCGAATGATGCGGCTTTCCCGCGTGGTCGATGGCGAGTCATTCGCGATCCTCACGGGCAATCGCGGGCTTGCGAATCCTGTGCAACTGGACCTTCGGCCGGTCGAAGCGGATCAGGTTTCAACGCCCGATCTGTACTGGCCGACGCCGAACGCAGTCGATGGGATCGTGTTCGATTCCTTCGGCAATCCAATCGAATACCACGTTCTCCAGCAACATCCCGGCGGCGTCGGAAGCATGGCCGGATGGTCGATGGATTACGACCGTTACCCGGCTTCCACTGTGCTGCACTGGTTGCGACGAGATCGGCCAGGGCAGGTGCGAGGCGTCCCAGAGATCACGCCGGCCCTGCCGCTGTTTGCTCAGTTGCGACGGTACACGTTGGCAGTCCTGACGGCGGCTGAAACCGCCGCAGACTTCGCGGCGTTCCTCAAGTCTTCGGCCCCAGCGGACGGCGAAGACGAACCGGCCGGGACGCCCTGGGATGCTCTCGAAATCGAACGCGGAATGCTGACGCAGTTGCCTGCGGATCACGACATCACGCAGTTGAAGCCAGAGCAGCCGACGACAACTTACGCCGAGTTCAAGCATGAGATTCTCAACGAGATCGCTCGTTGCCTGAACATGCCGTTCAACGTCGCGGCGGGTAACAGCAGCGGCTACAACTACGCCTCGGGGCGGCTCGATCATCAGACGTATTACCGCTCGATTGGCATCGATCAAAACAACTGCGAAGGCGAAATCCTCGATGTGATTTTCGCCGCATGGCTCGCCGAGGCCGTGTTGATTCCCGGCTACCTGCCAGGTGGGATTCGGGACGCGAACGGCAAGGTTGCCGACTACTCCCACCAATGGTTCTGGGACGGCAACGAGCACGTTGATCCGCTCAAGGAAGCCAACGCCCAGGCCGTGCGGCTTGCCAATCACACGACGACGCTGGCCGAGGAGTACGGCAAGCGAGGCAAGGACTGGGAAAACAACCTTCGCCAGCGGGCGAAGGAAAAGGAATTGATGGAGTCTCTCGGGTTGCCGTTGCCAGGGCAGCCGATGCAGCCGTCCGAAGATCCTGAAGAGGTGGCGTGATGAGCAAACGAGAGACGCCGAAGAAATTGGAACTCGCCTCGATCCCGTTCAAGATCGAGGCCGCAGCCGGCGACGGATTGCCACGGTTCAACCTCGTCGCCTACACGGGCGGCCAGATCAAGCCGGCCGGCTGGTGGGACGGTGTGGTCGTCGATCTCGCTGGCATCGACATCCAGAGCCAGCAAATGCCGATCCGATTTGCCCATCGAGGCGACTGGATGAACGGCGTCGGCCACACGGAAAACGTGAGCGTTTCCAACGGCCAGTTGGTTGCGGCTGGCGTTGTGTCCCGCGACACAGTGACGGCCCGCGAGGTTGTAAAAGCTGCCATGAACGGCTTCCCCTGGCAAGCCTCGATCGGTGGGGACGTGCTGGAAGTCGAGTATCTCGCCGAGAATCAGACGGCACAGGTCAACGGCGTGAACATCGCCGGGCCGATGGATATCGTTCGCAAACTTCGACTCTACGAAATCTCGATTGTGGACCTCGGGGCCGACCCGAGGACGACGGTAAATATCGCTGCCGAACACGGCAGCCAGGAAGGGGAGGTGATCCGGATGTCTGCCGATACCAACAACAATGCCGCGACTGCTGGCGACCAGACTCCGGCACCTGTTGCCGTGACCTCGGTTCCCGCTGCTGCTCCTGTGGTCGATCCTGGCGTTGCCCAGATTCGTGCATCGCAGGCAGCCGAAACGACCCGCATCGGCAACGTCCGCCGCATCTGTGCGGGTCATCACGTCGAGATCGAGGCCAGGGCGATCAGCGAGGGCTGGGACGCCGACAAGACCGAACTTGAGGTGATGCGGGCGAGCCGGCCGAAGGTTGCTCCGATCGCTGGCAGCGGCGAGGTCAACCTCAGCCCCCGCGTCCTTGAGTGTGCGATTGCTCAGGCCGTGCGTCTGCCGACCGTGGAGAAAGACTTCGACGCCCAGACCCTCCAGGCCGCTCATTCGCGGTTCAAGGGGCGTATCGGGTTGCAGGAGTTGCTTCTCGAAGCCGCAGCCGCCAACGGCTACAGCGGTCGCAGTTTCCGCCAAGATCCTCGGGCCGTCCTGCACGCGGCTTTCTCGACTCGCGACATCGCGGGCGTGCTGTCGAACGTCGTCAACAAGTCGCTCCTGGCCGGCTGGATGTCGGTCGAAGCGGCGTGGCGTGAAGTCTCGGCGATCGCTTCCGTCTCCGACTTCAAGGAGATTGCCTCGTATCGCCTGACGGCCGCGAGCCAGTACAAGCAGGTCGCCCCCGATGGCGAAATCAAGCACGGCAGCCTCGGTGAGCAGACCTACGGCAACAAGGCCGACACCTACGGCTTGATGCTCGCGGTCACGCGGCAGGACATGATTAACGACGACCTGAACGCCCTCTCGAACATCCCCCGGATGTTGGGACGCGGCGGAGCGTTGAAGGTCAACGACGTGTTCTGGACCGAGTTCATGGACAACGCAACTTTCTTCGCGACCGGCAACGCGAACTACATCACGGGTGCCACCGCAGGCGATACGACCGAATCGCGTCTGTCGATCGACGGCCTGACCCGCGCCGAACGCACGCTGATGGATCAGACCGACACCGAGGGCAAGCCCCTGGGAATTCGGCCGGAAATCCTGCTGGTGCCGACGCGGCTCAAGGTGCCGGCGATGCAGCTTTACAACAGCACCGAGATTCGCAACACGACGGCCAACACGAAGGAGCCGATTGGCAATCCGCACGCCAATATGTTCCGGCCGGTCGTGTCGAGCTACCTCGGCAACACTACCTACACGGGCAATTCCACGCTGGCCTGGTACTTGCTTGCTAACCCGTCCGACCTGGCCGTGATCGAGGTCGTTTTCCTCAACGGGCAGGAATCTCCGACCGTGGAATCGGCCGACGCCGACTTCAACGTCCTGGGAATCCAGTTCCGAGGCTATCACGACTTCGGCGTTCGCAAGCAGGAGTATCGCGCTGGCGTGAAGGCCAAGGGCGAGGCCTGAGCGTAAGCAATCCAACACCAAACCAATACTCTCAACGGGTTGACGACCCGTTGAGTCGAGAGGAGAAAAGCAATGGAAGCAGTGTACAGTCAGGGCGATTGCTACGTCGATTACACGCCAGCCGTCGCCATGTCGGCCGGTCAGGTTGTCCAGTTGCCCGATGGCCGGGCTGGCGTTGCCACCACGGCAATCGCGGCCGGCGTCCTCGGCGCTCTCCAGGTGGAGGGACAGTACGAGGTAGCCAAAACCGCCTCGATCGTGATCCTCGCTGGCGGTCGCGTGTTCCTCGACCACTCGGCCCGGACGGCGACTTTTCGCACGGTCAACGACAAGGATTTCTACCTCGGCACGGCGGTTGCCGACGCTGCCAGTGCAGCCACGACCGTGACCGTCAATCTGAACGTCCAGCAGCGGAACACGATCGACGCTCTCAACGGCCCCTCGCTGTCGGTCGCGACCGGCACGGTTGCCGCTGGCGGTTTTGATCTGCCCAAGTCCTACGGCGGCTCCAAGGGGCTGTCCCTGACCGCGACGAGCGAGGTCCAGTGCGTGGACATCCTGAGCGTGGACCGGGTCGCGATCGCAAGCAATCCGATCCTTGAGGCCCAGATCCGATTGGGGGTCAACGGTTCGACCAGTGCTGTCGATCTCAACATCGGCTTTGCGAACGGCACCAGCGCAAGCGATGCCGACGCGATCACCGAGAGTGTGTTTTTCCACATCGACGGCGGGGCACTCGATATCTTCGCGGAGAGCGACGACGGAACGACCGAGGTGAATGCGACGGATACGACTGTAAACATTACGGCGGGATCTGCTGTCGCCAACCGCTTCGAGTTTTGGATTGATGCCCGCGATCCTGCGGACGTGCAATTGTACGTCGACGGTGTCAACGTGCTGCCTGATAGCGTGTTCGTTCTGACGGCTGGAACAGGTCCTCTCGGCCTGCTGGCCCACCTGGAAAAGACCACTGGTACGGCGACGGCTGGGCCGGTGTACATCGACCGGCTCGTTTGTCGCACGATGGAGTAATCCTGTGAGCGTCGAGGCAATCACCATCCTGCGAGTGGTGGCTATCACGCTGGCAGTGGTGCTCCTGGTGTGCGTGATTTCGCAGGGTATTGGCAGTGATGAGGAGTGATCGTGGCGAACAAACTTCGCACTGGAATGGACTGGCTCAACCGCAAGCTGAAACAGCATGCGGGCGAGTCCCTCGTCTACAGTCGCGGAGTTCATTCGGTCACGCTGACTGCGATACCTGGCAAGACGCTCCTTCAGTTGAACGACGACCTGGGCGGCGTGCGGGTGGAGTGGACCGATCGCGACTACCTCATCACGGCGTCGGAGTTGATCCTCAACGGGAGCGTCACCCTGCCACAGCGAGGAGATCAGATCCGCGAGGTGATCGGCTCCCAAACGAAGGTGTACGAGGTGACTGCCCCTGGACCAGAGCCGGTGTGGCGCTGGTCTGATGAGGGGCAACAGGTGCTTCGGGTACACACGAAAGAGATCGGGGTGGAGTGATGCCGGCTGCCGAGATCGTCACGATTGCCGATGCCGTTACCACCGCAATCAACGATGCGACACTCAGCCAGGCAGTTGATGCCGAGAGGGTGTACGTTGCCCCATACGATCTCAAGGATCTGGCGGAACTGCGGGTGAACGTGATCCCCGGAGGTGCCGAATCTGAGCAACTCTCCCGGTCACAGCACACCCACACAAAGACGGTCGAGGTGGTATCACAGAAGCGGACGGACAGGACAAAGGGGATGCTCGATGCGCTCACCCTGTTTGTGGAGGAGATCGCGGACCTCTTTCGCGGCCAGAGGCTCGACGAATACGAGCCGGCATACTGCTCGTCTGTCATCGTCTCGGGCCATGACCCGGACCTGCTCGACCAGGAGGGGCGGTTCGTCTCGGTCGTCTCTCTGACCTTCGAGGTCAGGAGGTAGCCGTGCTGAAACTGACGCTCAAAGAGGCCAAGGCGAACTTCTTCGACCGGACGAAGGTGCAGCGGGCTGTGGACGTGGCCGAGCGAAAGGTGCTGTCCAGGTTCGGGGCGTTCGGCCGGCAACGGGCACGGCACGCGATCCGAAAACGACGGAAGATCAGCAAGCCGGGACGGCCGCCACACTCCCACGTCGGGCTGCTCAGGACTGGCATCCTCTTCGCCTATGACGAGCGGAGAAGGACGGTCGTTATCGGGCCCGTCCTGCTCAAGCCGGGATCTCAGGCCCCGGCCCTGCTGGAGTACGGCGGAATCGGGACGAAGATAGGGAAGAACCGTCGCCGGAAAGGTGCTTACTGGCGAGCCAGACCATACATGCGGCCAGCGTTCGCGGAAGAGTTGTCGCGGATGCCAGGATTGTTCCAAAACTCGCTCGGGAGGGTATAGCCGTGGCAAAGATCGGTATCGACTGCAAGCTCTATCGCAACACCGGATCCTACGGTTCTCCGGCATGGTCTGAGATCACCAAGGTCAAGGACGTGACCCTGAATCTCGACAAGAACGAGATCGACGTGAGCACCCGCGAGGCGGTCTGGACCGCAATTCGCGGTGGGCTGAAAAACGGATCGCTTGACGTGTCCTATCAGGCCGTCGCAGGCGACACGGTCCTTGACGCCCTGATCACGTCGTTCATGTCCAACACCGCCATTGAATTTGCCGTGATGGACGGCGCGATCGCCACGAGCGGAAGCAAGGGTCTGCGTGCGTCGATGGAGGTCATGACGATGCCTCGCGAAGAACAGCTGCAGGGAGCGGTGGTCTACAACTTCACGATCAAGGTCACCTACGCCACGAACGCCCCGACCTGGTTCACGGTCGGCTCTTGATACCCCACAGAGGCTGACCAGAGGAGACTCATACGATGGCGACCATCAGGCTTTCGCGGTCGGCCCAGGCCATGGGCAAGACCTTCACTTTCGACAAGACGCTCACCAGCGACGGGTACGCCGGGACGGAGCCGGAACTTTCCGCCGCAAAAACCGGCACACTGACCACTCGCACCAGCGACACGGCCGGCACGCTAACGATGACGACCGGCCACGGATTCACTGATGGCCAGGTGATCGATATCTACTGGGCTGACGGCCAGTGCAGCAAGGCGACGATTGGGACTGTCGCGACCAACTCGGTGCCGTTCACCGGAGCGACCGGGGACGTGCTCCCCATCGCGACCACGGCCATCACGGCCATGGTCCAGCACACGGAAGCAGTTGCGTTCCTTGATGCAAGCCTGGTTACCCTGTTCGTCGGGGCGGTGACGGCGGCCTGCTGCGTGACCTTCTACGCCTCCGGCGGCTCGGCTGTGGGAGCGGTGCGAGTTCCAGCCGCCAGCGATGGAGTCAGCCCCGAACATTACATGTGGGACGAGGACGGCGGAGTGACGATCCCGGTTTCCGACGACGTTGCCACGATTGGCCTGACCCACGGCGACAGCGACAACGCACGAGTTGTGTCCGTCCTCGCAATGCTCAACTGATCGGGGTGACCATGCGTAGCTACAAGGATCTGAAAAACAACACCTGGCAGGTAGAGGTCACCGCCGCCACTCTCAAGCGCGTGAAGGGTCTGGCCGGCGTCGACCTTTCCACTCTGGTCGGGAACGGCTGGGGGGAGTTCGCCAAATTGACTGGGGACGTGATCGCCTTCATCGAGGTAATGTACGCGACTGTCAAGCCGCAGGCGGATGCTCAGGGGGTGACCGAGGAGCAGTTTCTCGAAGCCCACGCGGGCGATGTGATCCAGCAGGCAGCGTTCGCACTTCAGGAGTCGATTATTGATTTTTTCCCCGACTCCCGGCAACGGGAGATTCAGCGGACGGTCATGCAGAAACATCGCCAGGTGCTGACGGAGATCCTGACCCACGATCAACAGAAGGTGGAGAAAGTGGACCCGGTGACATTGGCGAGGACGTTGATCGCCTTATCTGGCAGTGTGCAGGAGTCCTCGGGATCGACCCCGGCCCCTTCACCCTCCGCGAACTCCTCGCCATGAGCGAGGCCCGGTGCCGCCAGCAGTGGCGGCACACAACAAGCGTGATTGCGGTGCTGGTCAACATCAATCGAGACCCGAAGAAGGGTGACCCTGTATCGCCAGAAGACTTCGATCCCTACGTTGCTCGCGACCGAGCGACGGGGGCGGCAAAAGAGCCGAAGATCCGGGTCGGGGTCGGCATCCTCAAGACCTTGTTCGTGGATAACAAGATGGAGGGGTGATGGCAGGTGCAGCAGGCATTCGAGCAGGCCGGGCGTACGTCGAGTTCGGGGTAGACAACAACCCCCTCTCGGCGGGCTTGCGATCTGCGCAGGCCCGGCTCAAGCAGTTCGGGTCCAGCATGACCGCTGTCGGGTCCGGGTTGATGGGGATGAGTGCAGCAGCGGCTGCACCACTTGTTCTTGCCACGACTCAATTCGCGTCGTTTGAATCCGGCATGGCTCGGGTCCAGGCCCTGACGAATGCCAGCGAGAAGGACTTCGCCTCCCTGTCGGAGGAGGCAAAACGACTCGGCCGGGAGACCGTCTACACAGCCACCGAAGCTACCAAAGCGATGGGCGTGTTCGCCCTGGCTGGCTATCAGACTGCGGACATCCTGAAGGCAACAGGGCCAGCCCTGAACCTCGCAGCTGCCGGCCAGATGGACCTCGCCCAGGCCGCCGACATCTCCATGAAGGTGATGTCCGGCATGGGCATCGCAACCGAAAATCTCGGCGGCGCAATCGATGTTCTAGCCAAGGCCATGACCACGGCCAACACGGACCTGATCATGCTCGGCGAAGCCTTCAAGTACGTCGGCCCTGTCGCCAGATCCGCAGGCATGAGTCTGGAAGAAATCACTGCGGCAATCCAGATCCTGAGCGATGCTGGCATCCAGAGCGACATGGCGGGCACGACGCTGCGAGGTGCGATCCTGTCGCTGACCTCCCCGAGCGAGGAGGCCAAGAAAGCCCTGAAACAGATGGGTGTCCAGGTGATCGACGCTCAGGGGAATTTTCGTGGCCTCACGGCGATCATCGCCGACATGGAGAAGGCCCTGTCCGGGCTCGGGAGCGGGACGAGGTTGCAGTTGATCGGCGACGTGTTCGCGAATCGCCAGGCCACAGGCATCGCCACCCTGATCGATCGGGGGGCGGCCGAGATGAAGAAAAAGACCGATGCACTTGGCACGGCAGCCAAGGAGGGGGTCACCGCTCGGATCGCAGGCATCCAGCTGAACACCCTGTACGGCGGTTTCATGCTACTGATCTCGGCTGCCGAGGGGCTCGCCCTGGTAATTGGGGAGGCACTGAACCCGACGCTGCGAGGGTGGGGACAGGCTGCCATCGACGCAATCACCATTACGCGAAAAATAGTTGATGCAAACAAGGAATGGGTTCCTGTCATCGCATCTACAATCCTCGGGGTCGGTGCCGTTGGGGCTGGGCTGGTGGCAATGGGGCTGGCGGCACAGGTGGTAGCTGTTTCGTTTGGCGGGATGGCAACCGCCCTGGCGGCGGTTGTCGGAATCGCGGGAGCGCTGTTCTCGCCGATGGGGCTGATCGCTGGCGGGATCGTCTACTTCGCCACGATGACTGACGCCGGGCAGAAGATGACCTCTGCCATCGGTGACGGACTCAAGGGATTGTCGGAGACTGTGACGACGGCCTGGGGAGGCATCGTTGATGCGGTCCAGGCGGGCGATCTCGCTCAGGCTGGACAGGTTGCCTGGGTCGGCCTCAAGACGGTCTGGCAGCAGGGGATCACGGGTCTTTACTCGGCATGGTCGGACTTCTCGGGCTTCTTCGTTGACACCTGGTACAAGGCGGTAAACCTCGTCGCGAAGGGCATGAACGACGCCTTCGCTGGCATGTCAAAGGCGTGGGTTGAGACGACGTCCTGGTTCGATCGGGATCAGGAATACTGGGAGAAGCAGTCCCGCATCATGGGCGTCACGGCCAAGCGAATCCGGGGGGAGATCACCCGCGAACAGGAACTCGAACAGATCGGTGCCATCGAGAACGAGGCCAGCCCGGCAGAGAAGCGACGGAAAGATCAACTCACCCAGATTGACAAGGATCGTCTTGGCATGGAGGGCATCCTCGACGCCGACGCGAAGGCGGAACAGGCTCGACGCGACCTCGCCCGGAAGGAGGCCCAGGGGGCGATGGCCGCCGACCTGGAGAAGGCCAAGAAGGAACTGGCCGACGCAGTTGCCAGGGCGGACATGCTGAAAAATGCAGCCGTCTCGAAACCTGCTGGGGCCGATCTTGCAGCCGCCACACCGAAAAAACTGCGTGGCGAGGCGGACAGGGTTATGCCGGGCGGATCTGCTGCAGGCACGTTCAACTCGGCGGCAATTCGATCTCTGGTTGGAGGCAGCCAGGACGTCCCGAGGATGCAACTGGAAGAGGCGAAGCGTCAGAACGAGAACCTCAAGAAGATCCTTGGCGAGGTCCGGGACAACAATATTGCGTTCGCGTGATGTATTTTCTCACGTTCAAGAAAGTACAAGGTGGTGAAGACGGATGTATTTCCCGAACGTGAGAAGCGATCCCCGTAATTACGGCGATACAACCGAGTACGTTGAAAATCATCGAGAAAGTCAACAATTTGCAGCCAAGTTTAAGATTGTGAAGACGAGTGTACTTTCTCGAACGTGAGAACTGACCCCCGTATTTACGGGAGTACGGCAATAATCACTCAAGTTCAGGCGTTGGATTTTCAGTGGAGATTGAAAATCAGATTTGCAGTCCGCAATCAGGGGAAATCCAATGGCGCAAAGTCGTATTGAAGGCGATGTCTACATCACCGGCTCGCTCGGGAGCAAGACGTTCTCACCTCCCGACGCATCGATAACGAATGCCAGCGTGAAGGCTGCTGCGGGGATCTCTGCGACCAAACTCGAACACCGATTCCAGCGAGTGCTCGCGCAGGCCAACACGGCCGCAGCCGACGAAACGCGGGTTGTCCACGTTGTGTACGGGGCGACTGGGGCGATCGTCGCATTCTCGGCCGGGAGCATCGCCAAGGCTGTTGGCGATGCAATCACGACAGTTGATCTCAAGGTGAACGGGTCGTCGGTTCTGTCCGCTGTAATCACACTCGACAGCGCGAACACCAACCGTGTGGCCGAGGCCGGCACGGTCACGACTCCTGCCCTGGTTGCTGGTGACGTGCTGGAGGTAGTCATCGACGGGACCATCGGCACGGGCACGCTTCCGACTGGCGTCTTTGCCCAGGTCACCCTGACGGAGGCCGGGAACTGATGACCATCACGATCGAGGAGAAGGTCGGGAGTCGCAGCGGGACGGTCGAGCCTGGTCAATCCAGGGTCGAACTGGAGTACAACGTCTGGGGCACCAACGACGATTCCGAGGTTCACACCCTCGTCCAGGCTACCCACCCGTCCACCTACCTCGGCCTGGCTGCCCAGGGCTACCGTCTTCAGCACCTCGGAGCGGGGCACTGGGAGGTTTCAGTCCGCTTCGGGACTCGTGAGTCCCGAAGTGTTGGGACGTCGTCATTCAGCTTCGACATCGGCGGGCAGTCGGTCAACATCAAGCAATCAAAAAGCACAGCATCAGCATCGAAGGCGGCTGGCGTTGATGGCGCGGTGCCGGACTACAAGAAGAGCATCAACGTCAGCAGGGACGGGGTCGAGGGCGTTGACATTCAGGTTCCAGTGTTTGAGTTTGCAGAGACTCATTACCTGGCTGACGAGATCGTCACCAGCATCTACAAGAGGATGTTGCTCAGGCTGACGAGTACCACCAACCTCATGCCATTCCGGGGGTTCGAGGCCGGCGAGGTGCTGTTCCAGGGGGCGAGGGGATCGCAGCGAGGAAGTGATGGGGTCTGGGAGATCTCGTTCAATTTTGCGGCGTCACTCAATCAGACCGGGCTGTCCATTGCCGGCTCGCTCCCTTTCGACAAGCAGGGGTGGCATTACCTCTGGGTGCAGTACAAGGACGCCCAGACCGGGTTTAATTTGATGCCTCAGCCGAAGTACATCTTCGTCGAACGCATCTACGAGGAGTCTGACTTTTCCGAACTTGGGATCGGGGTGTAAAAGTGGCAGGCGACCCGCTGAGAAAGGTGCGAGTTGGCGAGCCGCTGAAGATTCCGGCGGCGGCGTGGAACGCCTTCGTTGATGCCGCGAGAGCCGTTTCCAGCCAGCGGCATTCTGCCCAGTCGGGGCCGGCAACCGTGGCTCGCGACCAGATCACTTGCCTGGTCAAAAACAACACCGGTGCGGACGTTGGCCAGCTCGGCATCCTGTCGCTCGGCGATCCTCTCGTATTGCCCACCGATGATGAGGAGTCGTTCCGGCGACTCCTCGCATTCAACGGCTCGACACCATCAGGGGCGACCGACCCTGGCAAGTGGTGTGTGACCCTGGAGCCAGTAGCAGATGGTGAGATCGGACGAGCCGTCCTGCTCGGCGTCGTTCCCGTCGAGGTCGACGTGAGTGGCGGCGTCGAGGATTTTGCCGAGTTCAAGAGCGGGAGCACGTCCGTCCTCGAAGCGTCGGAAACCGGTACGGCCCGCGTGCTCTGGATCGAGTCGAGCGGAGACACTCGCTGGGCCGTGGTGCGGCTTGGCGATGCGGCTGGCGGCGGTGGTGGTTCGCTGACGGTAAAGGAGACGGACGGCAGCCCGTCGTATTCCAACATCACGACAGTGGAGGTCGACCCGGCAGACGGGTTTTCGATCTCACAGCCAGGGGCCGGGCGAGTCCGAATCGACATTGTGGCGGCAACGGATACCTACTCTGGTGTGATGTCGGCAGTAGAGCAATCGCTGGGCGGAACGAAGCATTGGTATTCGCCCATATTCAATGTCATTGATCCAGTTTCCACCAATGAGGTTTTGCGGATCGAAACTGCCGCAGCGGATCGGCTGATCGAAGTGGACGTTGGGACTGAGATTCGCTGGAGTCTCAATACGGGCGACTACTCCAGGGATAGCATTGTCGGCGAAGACGAGTCGATCACCGTCCAGCATGTGGTGGACTACTCCTATCCGGCTGTTGACTTTCGCCGATTGTCCTGGCTCACGCTTGGTGATGAGGTTGTCGGGGCACGGATTGGGTATGCGGAAATTGGAATCGAGGCATCGGCGACGGTAAAAGCCAGGCTCGATTACACCGGCCTGACCATCTCGCAGGATGGCGATTACCCGTACAACGTGGCCTACCACATTTACAACGACGGGATATTGTATAACGGCGCAAGTGGATCTGGAGCGGGAGGCACCTGGGAAGGCGGGATCTGCACTGTAATACCCACTGCTGGCGGTGGTGGTGGCACTGTTACAAGCGTAACGCTGACCCAGCCAGCAGCCGGGCTAACGCTAACCAACAGTGGGACATCACAGACCACTACGGTGACATCGACATTCGCCCTGGCAAATGACCTCGCAGCGATCGAGGCTCTTAGCGGAACCAACACGATTTACTATCGTTCTGGTGCTGACACCTGGACGGCTGTAACCATCGGAACTGGCCTCACGTTTTCAGGTGGATCGCTCGCCTGCACAGTGTCGGCGTTGGCTGACGGTGACAAGGGTGACATCACCGTTAGCGGTTCCGGCGCGACATGGACAATTGATGCCGGTGCCGTGACGACCACGAAAATTGCAGACGCCAACGTCACCGACGCCAAGATTAGCAATCGTACCGCTCTCAGTGTGTTTGGTCGAACTGCTAATTCCGCTGGCGTCGGTGCCGATATTGCTGCCGCAAGTGATGGACAGGTTCTTCGCAGATCGGGAACGGCAATTGGATTCGGGACGGTTGCAACTGCCGGTATTGCTGACGCTGCTGTCACACTGGCGAAGATGGCCGACATGGCAACGGCAAGCCTGCTCGGGCGCAACACGGCCGGGACTGGCGTTCCCGAGGTGCTTTCAGCATCCACCGCACGATCTCTTTTGACGTTGGATTTCCACGGCGCGGGGCTGTACGAGTCCGGTGGCGATCAGGCCATGACGAATGTGGTCTATACGAACATCCTGTTCGACACGGAGAATTTCGACTCGGCATCGCTACATTCCACCAGCACTAACACGGACAGAATCACCGTGGGCCGCACGGGTAAGTATCTCGTCGTTGGGTATTTCTGGGCACACTATTACACCGGGGCCGGTCGTACCGGATCGATCGTTGATAGCGCAAGCAACATTGCGATTGATGTGAACGGCACGCAGCGGGCCGTCATCGGCGTATCGGCCGGCGACATCAAGCCCGTCGTGGCGCTCCTGAGTTTGACCTCGGGCGACTATGTCACGCTGTCCGTGTTTCACGCCTATGGGGCGACGTTGTATTCGTTCTCGCAGGTTGGCGGAAATTCATCTGCGTGGCAAAACCTGTCCCTCGTCTACCTGGGGAACTGACGCATGATCGTATCCGTGAATCTCAGGAGAATGGACGCGGTGCAGCTGCGAGCCGAACTGGTCGCCGCTGGTGTTGTGATTGGCCCTGTGGACCAATTCCAGACGCCGTTTCGGGTGGCTGTGGACAAATTGGAAATCCGCGTAGCCGATGAGACTGACTCTCAGATTGTACGCCAGGTCTGGCAGGCTCACCAGCCGGGACCAGAGAGGACCGCAGTTGCGATCAAACGCGACCGTGTCAAGGCGTTGCTCGACGCAAACGACGAGGAGAGTGTCCGGTTGCGTGCGGCCGTCAAAGTTCTGTTTGCGTCCCTCGTTGATACCCGAGCGTGGTGCAATCGCCTGGCCGACCAACTCAAATCTGCGGGCTTGCCGGTGACCGTGGAGCCAATGGTAAATCGCACCTGGCAGCAGGCATTGCAGGCTGTGCTCGCTCAGATCAATGCAGAGGTTCTTGACGAACAATTTGGAGGTGGGAAATGATTCGATTCGCAACTTGTTCCTTGCTGATCGCCGCGGTGATGATTGGTTTCGTGTCGGCACAGCCGACGACGCTCTCGATCGCTGATGGCCTGGTGCAATGGTCTGCGTCGGCAACTGATTGACGCGGGCCTGCCGATCACTGTGCCCCGCCT